TATGGTGCAAACTATACCAAGGTATGGACTAAGATATGGACAAAAGTTTATACGAAGGTCTATACAAAAACATACACTGGTGTATATACTAAGGACTATAGCACAGATTATGGTGGTGCATTCGACGCCACATATACAAAAGTGTATGCTAAACAATGGTCAGGCGATTACACTAAAATATGGTCTAAGGACTACTCGACAGTATATACTGGCTTGTTTGATGCTTCTTATTCCAAAGACTATGCTAAACAATGGTCAGGTGATTACACTAAAATTTGGTCTAAGGATTACTCAACAGACTACACCGGCCTATTTGATGCCACATATACTAAAATCTGGTCTAAAGATTATAGCACAGAATATTCAAAACTCTGGTCTAAAGATTATGCTAAAGATTATGTTGGTTTATTCGATGCCACATATACCAAAGATTACTCAACAGATTATAGCACAGACTATGAGAAAGCATATGTGAAGGCATATACAAAAACATACACTGGTGTATATACAGGATTGTTTGATGCTACATATTCTAAGGACTACATAACAAATTATAGTACGGATTATACGAAAGCATATTCAAAAGACTATGCCGCAGACTATACCAAAGTTTGGTCAAAAATATATTCAAAAGCATATGAAGGATCATTTGATACTGATTATACTAAGATTTGGACCAAACTGTATATTGGTACTTATGAAAAAAATTACGAAGCTGCGTATGAAAAAGCCTATACAAAAGTTTATACACAGAACTTTGCTAAAGAATACGAAGCTGCATATGATAAAAACTGGGTAAAAGGATATGAAGCAACATATCATGGTGATCGATCTTATGGTGGTGGCTTCGATAGAGATTATACAAAATCATATTCAAAGACATATGAGGGAACATATACTGGAACTGTAACGTATCTAGGAGAGTATAGTACAATATACACGGCCGACTATGCTACCAATTATGTTAGAGGATATAGGAAAGCCTGGGCGAAAGATTTTGCAGCAGTATATACCAGACATTGGAATAAAGATTATAGTGCAGACTATGTTGCAGCGTACACCAAAACATATGTTGGTGATTATGAAGCCGCCTATACAAAAGACTATACAAAGCAGTATGTGAAGAAATACGAAGCCACCTATACAAAAGACTATACCAAGACGTATAGTGGCGGCTGGTCTAACAGCTACGAAGGTTCGTTTGCCGGTGATCGCAATTATTTTAAGACATATGGCGCAGATTATGCAAAAATATATGTTGCCAACAGAGGCTTTTTGTCGTATAGTAAGGCATATGAAAAGGAATATACAGGTACATTCTTAGGTGATAGAGCATATTCAAAAGACTACACTAAAACATACACTAAGGTGTGGTCCAAGGATTATACAAAAACCTATACAAGTGCCGTAGCATTTCTTGGTTCATATGGAAGCGATGTAAATTATTCAACCAATTATGATGCAGATTATACGAAGACATATACAAAAACATATAGTAAAACATATGAAGGTACGTTTGACAAGAATTATGAAAAGATATATACTAAGGTCTATAGTAGACTATGGTCTAAAGATTATGCCGGCGAGCATGATTATTCATCAGATTACATCAAAACATATTCAAAAGATTACAGCAAAGACTATGTGAAAACATATACTGGCGTGTACAATAAAACGTACACCAAGATATGGGCTAAAGAATATGGAGGAGATTGGTCTAAAGATTATGCCGCAGCATATGGTAAAGCGTGGGCGGCCAACTATGTTAAAACTTATCAAAAAACTTATACAAAGGTTTGGCAAGGTACCTATACTAAAGGGTACGAAAAAGCATACGTTGGCACAAATATTAATGATACCGTAGAAACAGTGAGTACGGTATCTTTGTGGGTAAGAACAGCATGATGAGGTACAATAATGTCAAATATAGAAGCAACCGAAGCAGATGGTGCCAACCAATCTGTTGATATGAGCGTAGCTGCAGTCCTCAACGAGGAGCAGGCTCAACCAAAACAAAGATTAGAAGTAGACGAAGAAGTCGATCGATTGGGACTAGTTAAAAAGGTTCCAGCGGTTACATATTGGCAACGAGTCAATGAAGCAAACCCTCACGAAGAGGAGACAAGAATGGCAATTGCGGAAGAAAGCGAGTCTGCTCAAAGACGGGCAAACGAAGAAGATAGTGAATTAGCCGACACTAAAGAATGGAAGTTTCCATTTGGAGACGGCGAGGTAGTCTATGCATATTATGGAGACGATGCAAAGAATGTATTGTTCTTTGTTCTTAGACAACCTGATACACCGATCGGTCCCGGTCCAATTGAAACAATTAGGATTGATAAAGCCGATCAACATCGGGCTGCTTGGTATTGGATTCATAAAGAATTTGGTAATGAGCAAATCCAGAAAAATACGCAACGCGAGATCAACAAGCTAAATAGGCTTAGGGAAAAGGCTGAGTTAGCGGACAAAGACGCAACAGCAAAACAAATAACCGAGGAACTGTTTCAGGCCAAGATTGAAGCATTCGAATTGGATGTTGTGAGAAACTCTCCACATAAGAAATTGAAGTCTGCAATCAGACGATCGAAAACTTTGATGGAAGTGACAGCAAACATTGGAGCTGTTATTGCTTTAGATAATATGGTGGAGGTTAATGTTGATGGTGGGGACGCAACTGTCACAGCCGAGTAGAGGCTTTATTTACGTAGCATCTCTTACAAGGCCTTATTTTGATGCAGCTATACAATCAGCTGATTCGATTAAAGACTTCTGGCCAGATGCAAAAATTACACTTTTTACACATAAAGACTGGTGGGACGAAAAGTATCGAGATATTTTTGATAATGTAATCCTAGATATTCCAGTACATTGTCGAGCCAAGTTGTGGGCATTAGAAAGAACGCCATACGATCTTACTTGTTTTATGGACGCAGATACCTTTTGTGAATCTGAAGATATAAGACACATCTTTGATCAATTGGAACACGATGATGAATACGACATGGCGATGACATGCAACAGACCCTACAATGCCAAGGTTGTTTATTTTACAAACGATAAAGAACTAAGGCATTGGAAAGAGCCAGACAAAAGTATGATTAAGGATGCTGTTGTACATAAGTGGGAAGGCGATAAAGGTGTCTATAGGTTTAAATGGCACTGTGGTATGTTCTTGTATAAAAATAATGAACGCACATTAAAAATGTTAAATATGTGGTATCAAAATTATGCAGAACAAATTGAAATGAATCCGAATAAAAATTGGGGATATCCATATCCTAAAACATTATGGTTCTGGGACACTTTCGCATTTTGGAGAACAAACTTTGATGTCGACTACCAAGTTAATATTAAAGAAATCCATGCAAAGTGGAATTATGTATCTGGGTATAGAGACGCCGAAGAACTAGATGATGAAAACCAGAAAGTTTTTTGGCACTATACAATACCAAAAAAGAAAATAGATAATGAGCAATTGGAGCATCCCAAGATAACAAACTCAATCGGACGTTTCGACGTTTTTAGGTAGATATCCGCGACGTTCTGTCCCGGAGAAAGGAGTAACATGACACCAATATACGATATTCAACCAGACATTCTGGAGTTGTTAAATGAATGGCAGCGATATGTATTTGATCTAGATCTAGATTATTTTATGAGCCGAAAAGGAAAGGGCGGTAAGTTCTTTCAAGAAGGCAGAAGTGAGTATTCCTGTTCAATGGAATGCTTGCGAAACTTTGTTGCTGATGGCGGCGGCGATCGACATGATGGTTTTCCACCCGACGCGCATGGTTATGACTTTAACCAAATGGCAACGTGGATTAAACATGATGATGTTGACATTAAGTTGGCCAGAGAAGTGATGGAAAAGAGCCAGTGGCTTGACAAGGAACTTGGCGGGCTAATTAATAGTAGGTTCTGTGCGCTTAAAATATACTATCCGAAGAATGGATATATTGCATGGCACACTAATCACAATGTTCCAGGCTATAACTTGCTGTTTACATATAACCATACTGGTGATGGTTATTGGAGACATATTGATCCAGAAGGATCAACAGGAATCATTAATGATATTAGTGATGATTCGAAACTAGTACATATTCCTGATGTTAAAGGCTGGCATCTTAAAACTGGCTATTATGGTAAGTCATCTGAGCATGATAAGGTTATGTGGCACGCCGCCGTTGGTGGACCTAGAATAACACTCGGCTATGTCATCTTTGATGAAAAAATGTGGCAAATGATGATCGAGGAGATTACTGGAAAAGAGCAAGTGTGGCCTCTGGCAAAATGGAATCCAGATAGCATTCCAGATGCGGGCTATGTTGGTCCTTACGATAGTCATAAAGGTGGAGTTGGCCAAGCACGTCGCTCCCGGATGTTCCCAGAAGAACAAAAAGGTGAGCCAGAAAAGCTCTACAATCAATTACCTCGCGAGGCTCGTTACAACCAAGCACCTCGTTAAATGTGCCTGGAGTTATATTCGCTTTTGTCGAATTTATAACCTTTCATAATTACATTCCATAAAGTAAGATACATTAATGATAATGGATCGTTAGTACCTTCAAGTTCGGAGTGCTCTAGTTCATTGCTTTGATCATGCAATCTTAGAATCGTTACTCTAAAATTAGATATGGCCAACATGATGAACCATAGATCCTCGAAGCCTGTAAGGACTAAAGGACTCAGCCCGTCGTATTCCATAAGGCGGACCATAGCTAGAGCTTTGTTTTCTTCAGATAATGCTTCTGCTAGTTCTTGAAATACAGGTTGGATAGCTATCCATTCATTATCCTTCTCAGGATTAAACATTCGATGCATCATTTGTTGACTAAACAACAACATCGTAAAGGCAAATACTTTTGGATTAACTTCTATATTCATTGTCCAATCACCATAATTCTTTTATTGCGATATATCATGCAGCTGCCGGCATAAAAAACTCTTGTAAGTCCGGCTTGCTCAACCAATTCGTCTGTTTCTTCGACGCAGTTGATATGAAGCCACTTTACATTTCTGTTATTGTTGCTTTGATATACAAATACCTTACCTTCATTGGCTTCTGTTATTTCCTTCATGTCCATCATATGTTCACATGATGAATTGATTAACAGGTCTCCTTGAAAGTCGATTTCATCAAAGACAACATCCTTACAGAATAGGTTGACGTTTGGCCAATCATTGAATACGTGTGATGCAATGTCGATAGTATATTCATCTACATCATATAGATCAATTTTTATTTCACCAAATGCTTTGTAAAGCAGTGGGATGATAACCATGCCGTACCAACCTGCAAGTACTGTAACATGCTTGGGATAGTAACCTAAATCTCTAATTGTTGATACCATCCATTCCTTACTTTGTATCTGGGTATCAAATACACACTCGCAGTAATCTTTGAGTTTATATACATGATTGTCGCTTGTGTACTTTAATCCCTTTACAAATAATTTTTGTATGGTATCGTTATTGCTAATTAGTTTACTATGATCGGCCATTCCAAATATCCTTTAATACTTCATCTCTATTATCTACATTATCAAATATACAAATTGGTATATCTCTAAAAATATTTGTTTCAACATCGTCTGGCCACGAGTGCCCGTAACGATACGAATAGACTATTTGTGGATCTATAAATTGTATGTTTGATAACCATCGTCTATAAATCCATGCATCTATTCCATAAAATGATTTGAACAGTTTTTGTTTATTGTCGTACCACTCTTTCCATAAGAAATCGGCATTGTTATTAATTACCATGACGGAACTGTTAACATTGACACTGAAAACTTTTCTTGCAACATCATCACTAAACCACACGGTTTTAATAAATTGAGGGCTCTCAGTCCATCTAATGTCTTTTAGATTATTGACATAACAATCTAAATCAAAATATACAAACGGTCCTTCCATTAATCCTGGTTTAAATAGCTTTGTTTTATTCCACCACTTTCGTTCTGGAAATTCATCATTAGCTTCTAGTATTTGTATGTTGCTGTCTATTCCCTCTCTATCTTCAGTCATGCAATAGAAAGGATCGCCAACCTGCTTATACAGTTGGTTTACATATTCTGAACTATACAGATCACCGAACTTTACACATACTGTTTCCATATGTCTGCTACCCACCCTTCTTTAATATCTAATGGATCTGGTTCATGATCCTCCATAAAAACACATACGGCATGGTCTGGTCTGTGTTTGTATTTTTCCTTTTCAGGATATACTGTCCCGCGATTGTATGAATATACACTACGTTCAGGATATCTGTTCATTTTGTGTCTCCAGTTTCTCCACAAATAAGCATCAGAGCTATACAATGAATGCTTAGCTTTTTCATAATTCTTACAGAAGTGTTCCCATATCTCATTTGTGATTGGTTGAGTATTATCAACATAAATCAAACTTGCATTGTACATCATTGTAAGAAAATAATTACCACCGTGCATGCCTACATGCCAAGGAGGCATCCAATCGCAAGCAATCATAGCTGGTGTAGGGGTATCTACGATTCTATCTAGTGGGCCAAGAAATAGATTGTCCAGATCCGAAAAAAGTATCTTTCCTTCAATGCCGCAAAGTCGAGGAGCAAATAACGACATCTTTATAGCGTCCCAAAACCACCATTGTTCCATAGTTGTTATATCATCCCACAACCACTTCTCTGAGCATTCGACGATATTTATTTCCGGATCTAATCCTGTTGAATCATCTGTCATGCAGTATGAATTAAACTCACCCGGCATCCATCTTTTAGCCATTCTATGAATAAGATTGGGATACTCTGGTACAAACATTGTACCCCATTTCATTGTCAATAAATTAATCACGCCAGCCGCCTACCTCCATTTCATCTGAATAATCGATTCTCTTTCCTTTACCATTGAGAAGCCTGACGTAATAATCTTGTCTTTTAATAAACATTTCCTTATCTTTATCAAAGAACTCTGATCCATGCTCTGCTCCATAGAAATATGAATAAAATATTTTACGAGGCATGACAGCAAGACGATCGGGCCACAGATGTTCAAGATAATCATCATTGCCCCAAAATCTTGTCATATTAAAATCTGCATCCTTTTCAAAGTCCCACCACATGTCTTTTAGTGAACGACCATTCCAGCCCATAAACGATGTATTGATTAATGTAGGATATGCGAACCTTGGATTCCATCCAGAGTTATAATATGCATTTCTTTTAAATTCTACAGGTGTCCAATACTTGTATATGCATCTTAGCTTGTCTGGTTGTGCTTTAACCCAATCTATCATCCAATCAATCTGTCGTGGAAATTTTTCATAGTTCTTCCATTTGCCTTCACTTTTCCATTTCTCCGATACCCAACAATTATTATCAATATCTTCTGGAGTTGGGTATTGAGGTGTTCCTTCAAGACCATCAAGTGTTACATCTAAATCAAAATATAGATTGATGCCTTCTTTACTAATGTCTGGATTGAAAAGAAGCATCTTATTCCACCATTTTTCATATCCCCATTTCGTTATATCAATAATTGTTATGTCTGGATCAGTAATACCAGTGTGGTTGGTTAACAAATAAAAATTAAAGTCCTTTCCATTCATGGTATTAAACAGTTGATTCTTTAGATCATATACATGAACATCAAGATACATTGATCCGTTATGCCGCCACGGTTCTTCAAGAGGAACCCACTTAACACAAAAAACATTAATCTGATCACTCATAATAGTAATTTCTTTCGATAGTTAAATATTCATCTACTTGCTCGAATGGTACATGTTCTTCATATAACACTACTAGTGGAGTTACTGATTTTGCAACAATGATGGTGTGCATTGTATGATGATCTTCCATAAAGTCTCTAATCAATAAACGACGTTGTCCATGATTAACAAACTTTTGGTTTGCTTTGAACACAAGGTGTTGTCTTAATTCTTGATTATAATTGTAGGGAACTCTCTTTTCCAACATCACTTTAAACTTGTGAACATTGTCATAGGCTTCATATAAATCCTTGTATGTTACAACAAGATAGTTCCGCCATTTCTGAGCATTAACAATTTGTCTATAATAATTTAACATTGTCCCTCGAGCTGTTTTCCAATGCTCGGGAACCTCTTCGTCTATCATATTTTTCATGCAACATACCTAAATTGGATTCTGTGCATTTCTCTATACCCAGAATCTGCAAATGATTTCCTTTTATGCATAAATCTCAAATTATCCCACATAACAACTTGGTTTTCTTTCCATACATGGTGAAACGCAAATGATTCACATAGTGACATATAGTATGGTATATCGAAAGGTTTGTCAACACCAACCATTGTAGATGGACTAAAGTATAATACTTTCTTGTTGCTTATTGGATGTTTAAATATTAGAGGTCGCTTTATGCTTAGTTTGTTTATGATTTTGTTTTGCCGTTCAGTAAAGCAACTCTCATATATAGCTGGTCGCGAGTACCATGCTGTAGTTTGTTCTAATTCATCTATTTCTTCTTCACTAAGTTTCTCAACAATTTTTTGGCCATCAACAAAAGTAGTAGCAACATCTGGTTCATTTTTAATACACTTTAACAATGATCCATCATACTTGCCACGACTGTGACTAAAATCATTGTGCCATGGAACCTCGTCAGTGCCAAACATTTCGTTGTTACTAAGAATTTGTATTGTATTGTTGCTAGGATGTATATGTTTGTCAACCTTTAATGATCGCACAAACATGCTTGCAAGTTCTTCTAAATCTCCATCTTCTACAACAACAAAGCCATCTCTAAAAAATTTATCCTTAATATCCAAATTCATTCTCCTTTACATGAGCAAAGAAGGGAGCAATTTTAAAATCTTGTGTTACTCTGCCTCTATGTTCGTTGTTAGCATCTGGTACGCCATCACCATCAACTTCCCAGTTAATTAATCTTATAATAATGTTGCCCAATTCTGTTTCATAATTAAACGCATAGCTGGCTGGTTCATTATATTTGTATGTGTCTTCATCTACATATGAAATTCTATTTAAGCCGCTTTCTACTGGTGTAGCTTTAACTTTTTCAATTGGTATATCCAAATAATCAGAAGCTAAGTTACACAATTCATCAAACGAATATGTACTGTCCTCTCTATAATTGCCTATTGCTCCTATGCTTTTCATTCTTAATACAGGAGGAAGACGCCTATCAAACTTATAATCAGCTATCTTTGCCGCCTGGACAACAGTCCTTACCTGCTCTCTAATCGTAAACTCATTAACTCCCTTAGCAATAATTGTTCCAGTATTAACTGTAAAGTTGTTTTTAAACGCATTGATTAGAGCCTTGACTTTTAATTCACCATATGGTCCATTATCTAATACTCGATATACAGGATCATCGTCTGCACCATTCATACTAATTAAAATTAACTTCAATCCCGTTTTTCTAAGTTTAGCTGCATAGTTAGGAGAGGCTAATTTTAATCCATTTGTAGTAACACTGACCTTGTGACCGAGAGATCTGACTGTTGTTATAATATCAAACAGATCATTTCTCATTGTTGGCTCTGCACCTATCAATCTAATATATACTCTTTTAGGAAGGCGCTTAATAAGGGCATAGAGTTTTTCGATGTCCATATCAGGAATTTCTCGGTTTGGAATATAGCAATTCGCACATTCCATATTACACCGGTGTGTAATATCGCAAACAAGAGATGTAAAGGGGTTGTTTTCTGGCTCTATTGTGCCCATTTTCATACTATAAACTCCACTTACAGGAACTCCATGATTGTGTTCATATAAATATATTTAGCTAATTTATTTCAAGGAGATGCATATAATGGCTGCACGTGCAGATATGGTCGTAGACCAAGGTGCTAATTTTGAAACGGTTGTAACAGTTACAGATTCAAATGGTGATAAAATTGATCTCACTAATTACACGGCCGCAGGACAAATAAGAAAGCACCACACTTCGTCAAACGCTACTGCCTCTTTCACCATTACAAACGGTACAACAGCTGGTACGCTGACACTTGCTCTCAATCATGCAAACACAGCAGCTATTTCTTCTGGAAGATATGTATATGATGTTGAGATTTTGTCAGCTGCTAATGTTAAAACAAGAGTTGTAGAGGGTATCGTTACAGTAACACCGGAGGTAACAAGAGCCTAATGGCAACACAACTGGTAAACACTACAGGACTATCTATTAGAGTTGCAGGATCAATGGCAGGAGGAACATCTGCTCGTCTCGATGCAGTGGATGATGTTGTGGAATCAGCAAAGTCGAATGGTAATATTTTGGTGTATAATTCGACTACTGGGAACTATGTATTGTCTGCTCCTGATGCTGATGGAGGAACATTTTAATGGCAACTATTAGGACAAGTCCTTCGCAAGCAATAACAGTACAGGTAAGTACATCAACGAGTCCGTTGTCTGGTGCATCTGGATTTTCGAAGCATTTTGATACACGTATGGTAGACACTGTGGATGCGTTTGACGATGTGTCCGCATCTAGTCCATCCAATTCTCAGGTATTGATTTATTTAGCTGCTAATGATACATATACAACAAATAATAGAGAACTAGATGGAGGTAGGTTTTAATGGCTGGTACAATTCAAATAAAGCGATCAGCTAATACAGCTGCGCCTTCGACACTGGAGTTTGGAGAATTAGCTTGGTCATCAAATGGTCAAATATTAACAATTGGTAGAGAGAAGGCTGACACAGCTAATACTATTGCTGTTGGTGGAGCAAGAACACCTGGTACACTAACAGCCAATCAAGCACTTGTTGCTAACTCTTCATCTTCGATAAATGAAATTAAGGCAGCTAATGTATACTTTGATACAATTAAACAAGATGTAAATACCGAAGCTAATATTACAATGACCGCTACATCGACGGCTAATCTATATAATGTACACTTCAGAGGAAACTTAAAAGACGAAAATGGCGTTGCTTTGCAGATCTTATATGCAAATGGCGACGTAGCATGGGGGTAACAAATGGCTGTTCCAGCAACACGAGCTGCATTTAAAGAATATTGCTTACGCCGTCTGGGTAAGCCTGTCATTGAAATCAATATAGATGACGATCAAGCAGAAGATAGAATAGACGAAGCATTAAAGTTCTATACAGACTATCATTTTGATGGCTTAGAAAGAGACTTCTTTAAGCATATAGTCACTGCAGACGACAAAACAAACAAATATATCACCATTGGTTCGGGCGAACTAATTGAAGGTGTCATTAATTTGTTTGATCTTGGAGATGCATTAAGCACAAATAATTTGTTTAACATTCGATATCAAATTGCATTGAATGATTTATATGACTTATCAAGATATGATCTTGTACCATTTTATATGAACTTTATGAACATTAGGTTTATTGAAGAGATTCTCGTTGGTAAGCAGCCATTGAGATTCAATAGACATAAGAATAGATTACACGTTGATATGGATTGGGGCAACATCGAAGCGGGAAATTATATGATCGCAGAGGTATATCGCCGTCTTGATCCTGACACATACACAGATATGTGGAGCGAGAGGTGGTTGCAGAACTATGCCACAGCATTGATGAAAGTACAGTGGGGCCAGAACTTGTCTAAATTTACTGGAATGCAATTGCCTGGCGGTGTTCAATTTGATGGTGCAACGATTCTACAACAAGGATTAGATGAAAAAAATAAAATAGAGGACGAAGTAATAGTCGGGCATTCCTTGCCTGTCATGGACATGATAGGATAATAAATGTTCGGAACAAGCACACACTTCAATAATTATGGCAATAGCCAAGAACAAAGTCTGGTCGAAGATCTTGTTCTAGAGTCTATTCGAATATATGGTATTGATATTACCTACTGTGCGCGTACGCTACAAGAGGAAGGGTACGATGCTCTCTATACTGAGAGTCCAAAAGAATACTTCAACCAAGCAGATGATGTAGAGATGTACATAGTTAATGTTGAAGGATTTGGTGGTGAAGGAGACTTGCTTGGTAGATTTGGTTTGGAGATTAGAGATCAAATGACATTGGCCGTTGGTCGTCGATCATTTGCATCTGCTGTAGGAACTCCACAAAATATTGATCGTCCGCAAGAAGGTGATCTAATTTACCTTCCTCTCAATACAAAGTGTTTTCAAGTAAAGCATGTTGAGCATGAGCCTGTATTCTATCAAATGGGTGCACTGCAATTTTATACTCTATCAGTTGAACTGTTTGAATATACTAACCAGAGATTAAACACTGGTATAACAGAGATTGATAGTATAGAAACAGAATTTAGTACTGATATATACCTGGATGTTCAATTGACTACTGAAGACGGATTTACAGCAATGTTTACAGAAGACAATGTAAGACTGTTATCAGAAGAAGAAGATCGTAGTGATAGTAGTACTACTGCATCTAAAGACTTTGATACGATTACAGATTCTGAAAACATCTATATTGAAACGCAAGCGGATGCAATTGTTGACTTCAGTGATGCAGATCCATTTAGTGAAGGCGGTACGTTCTAATGCTAGGACAAACATATTATCATCAAACATTAAGAAGGTATGTTATAACATTTGGCACATTGTTCAATGATATAATAGTGCAGCGAAAAAATAGTTCGAACAATATCGTTCAGGATATCAAAGTACCTCTCGCATATGCTCCTAGGGAGAAAATGTTATCGAGGTTAATTGAAGATCCTCAACTTGATCGCGAGCCAGCTGTAGTATTACCTAGAATGTCATTTGAAATGGAATCGTTTCAATATGCAGCAGAGAGAAAATTGAACACTATTCATAGAAATGTTAGTGCATATGAAGATGATAAGGCTAAGATATATGCTTCGTACAATCCTGTACCATATGATATAGGGTTCTCGCTCAACATATATACCAAGTTTGCAGAAGATTCGACAAAGATAATTGAACAGATTCTTCCATTCTTTACACCAGAGTTTACAGCCACTATAACTGTAATCCCAGAGATGAGCTGGAAGCATGATATCCCAATTATTCTTAATTCTGTGAGTATGGAAGATACATATGATGGTGACTTTGAAACTAGACGTGCACTAATTCATACTCTGCAATTTACACTAAAGGGATATCTGTGGGGCCCATTGAAGAAATCTGGTGTTATCAAACAAGCAAACACAAGTTTTTATGTCGACGATGCCAGACTTAGGACTGGAGCAAATACACTTATTGCCAACTCGCATCCAAGTAATACAGTCTTTGCTACAGTAAATACAAGTATAGGCAATTCATCTATTTTTGCTCTACATAGTAAGACACTTACAACGCCTGGGATGTTAGCTAATGGTAGCCCAACAACAAATTCAAGTTTAACTGTAGACTATACATTAATTGATGAAGATGATGATTATGGAATAATACAAGATTTTGAGGAGTATTTTAGTGCCAACACAAGTGGATAAAATAGCAGACAGTTTAAACATGATACCTATAGTTGAGGAGCCAAAAGTTCCGGCGAAGGCAGAACCGACCGAAGTGGAAAATGATGTTGACTATTCTCGTGAGAACATCATTCATTTAATAGAACGCGGCCGCGATGCTTTAGATGGTATTATGGATCTAGCACAACAAAGCCAATCGCCTAGAGCATATGAAGTTGTTGCTCAAGTTATCAAGGTGGTAGGAGAAACTAATAGAGATTTAATTGATTTACAGAAAAAGGCAAAAGATTTATTTGATGAGAAGAATCCTAAAACAATAAACAACAATCTATTTGTGGGTAATACTTCTGAGCTAACCAAATTATTGGGTGGCAATGCAAGAAATTCCCTTAAAGGAAAAACTCATGTTGGAGCAACCATCCCTACAGGGCCTGACGACTGACTTCACAGATTTAATATTGCCTTGGATCTCGGTTCTTATATCGCTAGTTGTTGCGATATGGTTTAAAGATTTTGCGACTAGCTTTGCTAAAGGAATAGCATTCTCTATGAGCAAGGCTTTCAACGAAGGTGATAAGGTAATATTAGATGGCGTAGATGCTATTATAGTTAAGATAGGTGTAAAGAATACTGTGTTTGGAATATACGGTGACAGAGGATATACATGGAGATATGTTCCTAATGAAAGAATTGCTATGCTTAAATTGGAAAAAGTTGTTGCAAAAGATGTACACAGAGATACACCACTCGAAGAAGCAAAAAGGATCCAAGCAATATTAGATGCTGGTCAAGATAAAGCAATTTCTACAAACAAAGAAGAAATAGAAAAACTAAAGAACGGAATGTAATATGTACGATTATAACTTTAAACTTATAAAAGTGGTTGATGGCGACACAATAGATGTTGACATTGACTTGGGTTTTGGTGTATGGTTAAGAAAACAACGCGTTCGTATGATGGGCATTGATACTCCGGAGTCTCGAACAAGAGACCTTGAAGAAAAAAAGTATGGACTGCTAGCCAAAGATAAGTTAATTGAACTTGTTGCTGGAGGTAGATTTTTAAAAACCTTTCTTGACAAAAAAGGCAAGTATGGTAGAATACTTGGTGATGTAGAAGTATTTTATAGTGTACAGAATAGGTGGTGTGGTGCAACGGAGATTATGATTAAAGAAGGATATGGCGTTCCGTATAACGGCCAAAGCAAAGACGTCATACAAGAACAACATATAGCCAACAGAACAAAGTTAAAAGAGAATGGCATTATCGTCTAACGAAATATACCTTGGAAATCCAAGGCTAAAAAAAGCTAATGTAAAGATAGATTACACAGAAGAGCAAGTTGCTGAGCTCGTAAAGTGTAGGAATGACATACATTACTTTTGTAATACGTATATGAAAATCGTTAATGTTGACGTTGGCATGATGAACTTTGAAACATATGATTTTCAAGATAATATTATGGACTCTGTGATGTCTAATCGTTTTACTATATGTAAGATGCCTAGACAGTCTGGTAAGACTACAACAATGGCTGCATTGATATTGTACTTTGCTATATTCAATGAAGCATTTAGTATTGCTGTTCTAGCGAATAAGGCAGCAACAGCTAGAGAGATTCTTCATAGAATTCAACTTGCATTTGAACATTTACCATCTTGGCTACAACAGGGTATTGTTGAATGGAACAAAGGTAATATAGAATTAGAAAATGGATCAAAGATAATGGCTGGTTCAACGTCATCTGGATCTATTCGTGGTGGTTCATTTAACTTGATATATCTTGATGAGTTTGCATTCGTTCCAGCACAGATGCAAGAAGAGTTTTTTGCTTCTACATATCCTACAATTTCATCTGGTGATACAACCAGAGTTATGGTTACATCAACACCAAAGGGAATGAATCTATTCTATAAGTTATGGATTGATGCACAAGAAGGTAGAAACGAATATCATCCAATTGATGTTCATTGGTCAGCTATTCCAGGAAGAGATGCGGCCTGGAAAGAAACAACAATTAAGAATACATCTGAAGACCAATTCAGACAAGAGTTTGAATGTGAATTCTTAGGATCTTCAAGTACACTTATCTCACCTTCGAAGCTAGCAACGTTGGTTTTTCATGATCCTAAGTATAAAAATGATAATGTAAAGGTATTTGAAGACCCAATAAAAGATCACGTCTATGCTATATCAGTTGATACTTCTCGTGGTATAGGTAATGATTATAGTGCATTTACTGTTGTTGATTGCTCTGTTGTACCTTATAAAGTAGTGTGCACTTATAGATCAAATATTATTAGTCCTATGTTATACCCAAATATTATCAATCAAGTTGGTCATAGATACAACGAAGCCATATGTTTAGTTGAGATAAATGATATAGGTCAACAGGTAGCAGACATATTGCACCACGATTTAGAGTACACTAATCTAATGACAGCACAGTGGAGAGGCCGTGCTGGCCAGATAGTTAATGCTGGATTTGGTGGTGGATCTCAGCAATTAGGTGTAAGAACAACAAAACAATTAAAAAGAGTTGGTTGTGCTTCATTGAAGACAATCATCGAGAATGATAAACTAGAGATTAATGATTTCGATATCTTCCAGGAGCTTACTGCATTTGCTGTAAAAGGAACGAGTTATCAAGCAGAAGAAGGACATCACGACGATTTAGTGATGAGTTTAGTACTATTTGCTTGGTTGACTAACCAAGAATACTTTAAAGAGCTAACAGATATAGATATACGAAAAAATCTATACGATGCTAACATTCATGCATTGGAAGAAGATATGTTACCGTTCGGATTTATGGATGATGGCCAAACCGATATCAAAGATAATGATGAATTCAGACATGGAGACTCATTGATTACACACAATCCGTACGAATTAGATAAGTTTGAAATTTTTTAGTGAACCCCTCTATTTTATAAATAAATACGAACCAATTGTCAACCGGATTAAAGTCCGAATAAAAGGAGAGTCACCATGGGATTTCAAGTCAGTCCAGGTGTTAATGTTACAGAGGTTGATCTAACCACGTTGATCCCAGCCGTATCTACTACGGAAGGTGCTCAAACTGGTTGGTATCGTTGGGGTCCTGCAGAGACCGCAATTCTAATCTCGTCAGAGGAAGAATTGGCCGCTACGTTTGGTGAGCCAGATTCTACTAACTTTGAAACATTTTTCACCGCAGCAAATTTCTTATCGTATTCTAGCAAATTGTTTGTATCTAGAGCTATTCCATCAGATGCAATGAATGCGACTACCCTACAAACCGAAGCCACAACTCCATCAGGCAGCAATGCTGATCATGTTGAGTTGGTAAAGAACAGAGACGCTTTTGAGTCTATTACGATGTCGTCTGCTGCTTCGGATTCAACATTCATAGCTAAGTATCCTGGTGCAGTTGGAAATAGTCTTAAAGTGAGTGTTTGTGACGGTCCTCTTGTGTTTACAGGCTCGTTTACAGGTACAACAAACAGTTCGGTAGACCATGGTGATGCGAACAACACTTTTGTAGCTAACTGTACAGTTGGTAATACTGCTATTGTTATGAAGGCATATGGTCGGGAATCAGGCGATTCGTCTAGTCAGACCAGTAACGCTATTCGGCTTAAGGCCAACAACGTAATGAACAATGCGCAAACATTTTTCACGGTTGGTGATATTGTTCGTTTGGGCAACAGCTCAATTGGTCTTCAAGAAGCTCAAATTACAGCGATTGGTGCTACGAGTGTTTCTGCAGAATACCACAGTGGTAATACTACTACAGAGTGGACTGCTACTTGTAACCTAACTATCGATGACAAGTATCGTTTGTCTACTGCTTACGGAGCGAACAGTACTGTCGGTGATGGTATTAACTCTGGTGGTCTTACTCGCTTCTGGGAAGGACATAATCTTACAGATGTTGCTCCTGGCCAGACCGATTATTCAAACAATGTTGCAAACAACACAGCTAATGATGAGTTGCACATTGTTGTTTGGGACCAAGATGGTACAATTACAGGTACTCGTGATACAGTTCTGGAAGTTTGGGAAGGTCTGTCCCGCGCCAGCGATGCCAAGAATGAGAGTGGCGAATCGATCTATTATAAAGATGTTATTAATGATCAATCACGTTGGATGTATGTTGGTGGTGCAGATATTCGCGCAACGTCGAATGTTAATACTGCAGCCGAAGCGTATACCAATACAGCACTAAATCTAAACAACTATGTCAATGCCGAGAAGCCTTATACAAAGAGCTTCTTGGTAGGTTCTGATGGCACGAATCCAAATGAATCTAATATCGCGATCGCACAGTTACAGACTGCGGTAGATGTTTTCAAGAATGCTGAAGACATTGATATCTCTCTAATACTGGCTGGTAAGTCAAGAGATGGTACAAATGGCACACAGTGGGCAAATTATCTAATTGATAATATTGCTGACATGAGAAAAGATTGCATGGTATTTGCATCTCCAGAAAAGGGAGATGTTGTTAATAATGCTGGTCTCGAGCACACATCTGTTACAGATTTCCGTGGCTCGTTGACGCCTTCTTCATATGCAGTATGTGATAGTGGTTACAAGTATCAATATGACAAATATAGTGATGTATATCGATACATTCCTTTGAATGGAGATATTGCTGGTGTAACTGCTAGAACAGATGATCTTAGAGATCCTTGGTGGTCTCCAGCTGGTTATAACAGAGGCGTGATCAAGAATGTTGTTAAGTTGCCTTACAATCCGGACAAGGCAGATAGGGATCATCTTTATAAGAACTCTGTCAATCCTGTCATGACTCAAGCGGGTCAGGGTACGGTATTGTTTGGTGATAAAACAGCTTTGAATCGGCCCAGTGCTTTTGATAGAATCAATGTTCGTAGATTGTTCATTGTTCTAGAAAAAGCAATCGCGACAGCTGCCAAGTTTACATTGTTTGAGTTCAATGATGAGTTTACAAGAGCACAGTTCCGCAATATGGTTGAGCCATTCTTGAGGGACATTCAAGGTCGGAGAGGCATTTATGACTTCCGGGTTGTCTGTGATGAAACAAACAATACAGGTGAGGTTATTGAACAGCGTAGGTTTATAGGAGACATCTATATTAAGCCTGCTAGAGCAATCAACTTTATTCAATTAAATTTCATTGCAGTGCGCACAGGAGTTGAATTCTCTGAAGTCGTAGGCAAGTTCTAAGATAAATATTCAGAGAAAGAAGGAGCAAAGTAAATGGCTTTAAATATTAATGAAATCAGAGGACAGCTAGCTCTAGGTGGTGTGCGTCCTGCACTATTTCAGGTGTTGTTGAATAATCCAGTTAATCCAGCTGGTGATGCAAAGATGCCTTTTATGTGCCGGACTGCGCAGGTTCCAGCGTCTACATTGGGAACGATTGAAATACCATATTTTGGTAGAAAGATCAAGATTGCTGGTGATAGAACATTTGCAGAGTGGACAGTAACCATTATGAACGATGAAGATATGTTGATTCGTAATGGTATGGAGCAGTGGTCGCAAGCAATTAATGGCCATGTTGGTAACGTGAGACAACTGGGTGCTGCTACTCCCAGTCTTTATAAAGCTAATGCACAGGTTATACAGTTTAGTAAAACCGGCATTCCATTAAGAGAGTATACGTTTAATGGTTTATTCCCAACGGAAGTCTCAATGATGGATGTTGATTGGAACGCGACTGATTTAATTCAGGAATTCACAGTGACATTCCAGTATGACTTCTGGGAAGTTTCAGGAGGACTTACTGGTAACGCGGGTGCTGCGTAAAGTATAAATACATATAATATGAATAGAAAGTGAGCAAGCATAGATGGCTGAGCTATTTGGTTTTAAAATAACGCGCAAGGACGAAAAAGAAATTGGTTCTTTTGCGCCAAAGGTCGAAGACGATGGTGCCGCAGTCGTTGCCGAAGGCGGCGTCTACGGCACCTACGTTGACCTTGAAGGATCTACCAGAACAGAATCAGAATTGGTTACTCGTTATCGTAGAATGGCCTTGCAGCCAGAGTGCGAGTTAGCGATTGATGACATTGTCAATGAGACAATTATCTATAGTCAAGAACACAAATTGGTGGAAATCAATCTTGACAGTGTCAACATTCCTACTAGAGTCAAGAAGATTGTAACCGAAGAATTTGATCAAGTCAAGGAATTGATGGACTTTAACAATAAAGGCTATGATATATTCCGACATTGGTATGTTGATGGGCGATTGTTCTATCATGTAATTATTGACAAAGACAAGCCTGATGAAGGTATCAAAGAACTTCGGTACATTGATCCGAGAAAGATTAAAAAAGTAAGAGCAATTAGGAAGCGAAGAATTGGACCTGGTGCTGCCGGTGTTCAAATCTCGAAGACCAAAGAAGAATATTTCATGTATAATGAAAAGGGATTCACAGGTTATCCTGGTGGATCTCCAACATCTGCTGGTCAGGATCAAGGAGTTAAGATTCAAACCGATTCGATTGTACATTGTACGTCGGGATTAGTAAGTGAAGATAATAGGATTGTTCTTTCTCATCTTCATAAAGCTATCAAACCTTTGAACCAGTTGCGGATTCTTGAAGACGCATCTGTGATTTATAGGATATCTCGAGCACCAGAACGTCGAATCTTTTATATTGATGTCGGCAATCTACCTAAGATGAAAGCAGAACAGTATCTTAGAGACATGATGGTCAAGCATAAAAATAGATTAGTATATGATGCATCGACTGGCGAGGTCAGAGATGATCGTAAATTTATGACAATGCTTGAAGATTATTGGTTGCCTAGAAGAGAAGGTGGAAGAGGCACAGAGATTACTACGCTTCCTGGCGGAACTAATCTCGGTGAAATGGAAGATGTAACATACTTCCAGAAGAAATTATACAGGTCATTGAATGTTCCTGTGTCAAGGTTAGAGCCTGATACTGGATTTTCATTAGGCAGAGCATCAGAAATTAATAGGGATGAGTTAAAATTCCAGAAATTTATTTCAAGATGTCGTCTAAGGTTTAGTATGTTCTTCGAATCTGCTATGGAAAAGCAGTTGGTTCTTAAAGGTGTAATGACTCCAGAAGAGTATAAAGAGATCAAACCTGATATCAGATACGACTTCATGGAAGACAATCACTTTACTGAGTTAAAGGATATGGAAATTACCACCGAGCGTGTTAATACAATTAACAATCTTGAGCCACACGTTGGTAGGTATTTCTCTAATGCTTGGGTCAAGAAACAGATTCTAAGATTTACCGAAGAAGAAATCGCTCAGATGGATCAAGAAATTGCTAGTGAGCAAGAAGAAGGGGGTATTCATTCGGATCTCGATCCAGCCGGTACACCAAGACCGCCAGACGAGACGGATGCACAGTTAGCAGCGTTAACAGGTAAGAATGGTAATTCTGCCCCCTCTAGCAAAGAATAACTATAAATAACATAGATAATGGAGAAGTAATATGCCAGATACGAGTCATTTGATTAAGTTTGCCGGAGCAGGCAAAGCTGCTAAGTTTGGTGCAGAGTTTGGAAAGATTATGCACGACAAAGTCAATGACAGTGTTGAAGCAATAAGGCAAAAGGTTGCAGCAAAGATCGCCGGTATTGATCCTACAGGTGAACGTGGCGATGGTCCTGAAGAGGATCCTGATTGGGAAGCTAGCCAGGCAGCAGCAGAGAATGAAGATGAAGCTGCTGATGACAATGAAGAAGACTTTGATGACCTAGAGCTTACCGATGAAGAAGATGCAGATTTAGATGCCGACGAAGGAGAG